TGCGGAGTTCAACTGAATCTTTCGAACCAACTGAAAGTTGTGGAACTTTGAGATGTCGTTCTTCAGACGGGCAACCTCTGCGGGATCGGGATTCTCGCCAAGAGACTTGAGGGATCGCTTTGCCTCAAGCAACTTGCCCTTGTACATCTTTCGCTCTTGGTACATCTTGTCCATGAGGCGTGGCAGGACTCCTGGTTGATTGTACTTGCTTGTCAGCAATCCATTTGCAGATAGAGTCAAGTTTGCTGCCTTCAGCGCATCTGTTGGGGCATCGCCGTTCAAAATACGGGTTATGTCCTTTACCTTTGGTCTTGCTTGTAGTTCCTGCAAAGCACGAAGTTCACTTTGCAGTTCTTCGTTTGACATTTGATTCACATCCCGAAACATATTTTGATGCCTTCCTTCTGTTTTCTGATCTTGTTAGGATTTGGAGATTGTTCTCGGTGTGCTTTCCTCCTTTGGACACGGGTATTATGTGATCGACTTCATGTGGTATCCCAGTCCGTTCCGATAGAAGTTTTGCCCGAATATAGAACTCTTTAATCTTACTGTTATCTGCATTCTTGTCAAACGCTTTGCTCATATTTGCTCTGCGTGTCGCGGAAACACAGTTCAACATAGCCCGCTTGTGTTTTTCTCCCAAATATCTACTATCAGAGGAGCATTTAGATGAGCAGTATTTTGAAAGCCATTTTGGATTTTGCGTCCTAAATTTGGAAACTAAAAACTCTGTGTTACACCATAGGCACTTACATATTTCCTTTCTCTCCTTGTTTGCATTTTCAAGATGCTTTGGTTTCTTTATACCGTATTGCTGACACTTCTTTTTTACAAGCACTTCTGAGCATCCATAATAATCAGCGACCTGTTTCCGTGTCAGATTTTGCTCTATGAAAAGACTGTATAGTTCATTGTGGGTGATATTGAAAGTTTTGATGGGCATAAGACGACTCTCCTTGTTCTTATATATCCCCACTTACTCACGCACGCCCCGTTTCGTCAGAGTTTGTTTGATTTCATTGATGCGGTTTTCTATATCATTCTGTTTTACAACACATTCTGGGCTGATTCCGTACTGCATTATCAAATGTGGGTAGAGGCTGTCCAAGTCAAAGGACACAACCCACTCATGCTTGCCGACAATCGGCTCCTTGACATATGCACCTTCGAACTTGTCTTCCTTTTCGATGCTTCCGCGCTTCAGGGGAATGACAACATTGTCCTTGCAGAGTTCGTGATAGATGATCGCATCCCATGTGCGGACTTGCGAGAACACATCGTTCAGGTTCACCTTCGCGCTGTAGGCGAGGGCGAGGGCAAGTTCCATCAACTTGAGTTTCTGCTCCAACCGCTCAACAAGGTTGACATCGTGAATGTTGTATTCGATGAACTTCTGGAAGTCGTTGGTGTAGAAGTCCGACATCGTGCCATCGTAGGCGATCTTGCGGTCACCCAACTCAACGAATGCGATGTGATCCAACTTGTAGGATGCCTGTGTCACATAGGTGAACTTGCGATACAGGTCGAAGTAGTCAAGGGTGGCGATGCCCACAAGATCATAGACCTCGTTCTTGCGCTCCATGACCTCAACGATCCTGCTCTTGATCATGCGCCAAGGGGAGAGCCGCATGGCTTCCTTCTCGCCCAACAGACGAGTGATGCGGTTGACCAAGTAGGGGATGTCGAAGAAGTTGACATTCCATCCCGTGATGATGTCCAAGTCAAGGGTTTCCCATGCGGCGATGAAGTCACGGAGCATCCGCTCCTCTTCCTCGTAGCAGAAGCACTTGACATCCTTGTCCGCGACCTTGAATTGACCCAAGCCGAACACGAATGTGTTCTCGCGCAACTTGATGGTGATCGCGTTGATCCGCTCGTTCGCCGTGTCGATCTGCGGGAAGCCCTCTTCCGATTCCGTTTCAATGTCGATGTAGCCTACGCGCAGGAGCGAGGGTTCGTAGTCAATCTCACCCTGAAACTCGTCACCGATGTATTGGTAGATGTAGTCGGTGTTGCCGTAGATGTCGAACCCATCGACATCACGGTATTGATCAACGAACTCACGACACTCATTGATGCCGCCTGGCTTGAATTCATCCACGGGGCGACCGTCAAGCGTATGCCACTTGGCGTTCCCTGTCTTGTTGGGAACGAACAGCGTGGGCTGATAGGGAACCTTCTCATGAACCCGCTTGCCATACGAGTCATAGCCACGGTGCAGGATGTTGTCACCGCGAATGAAGATGTGGGTGTAGAATTGCTTCACGCTAGGAAATCGTGCAGGGTTTGAGGGACATCTGCCTTGATACGGTTCTCCGCGATGGTGACATACTCGGGGTTCAGTTCCGTACCAATATAGTTCCTTCCGTGCTTCAATGCAACTACCGCAGTCGTGCCACTACCCGTGAATGGGTCAAACACCGTGCCATCCTTTGGGCATCCTGCAAGAACGCATGGGGTGATCAGTTCTTCAGGATACACAGCGAAGTGCGCTCCCTTGTAACCCTTGGTGTTGACAGTCCACACCGACCGCTTGTTCTTCAGCGGATTCTCTTCCCAATCCTTGCCCTTGAGTCCGTGATGCTTTAGTTTTGGATCGGTAGTACCGTCCCGCATCTCGGAGCGGTCACGGGTTCCCCAATTACGAGCGGGTTCCTTTACGGCTTCGTGGTCGTAGTAGTAGTGTGGCTTCTTTGACAGCAGGAAGATGTATTCATGCGCCTTGGTGCAGCGGTCTTCCACACTTTCAGGCATGGGATTCGGCTTGCTCCAAATGATGTCTTGGCGTAGATACCAACCATCGGCTTGCAGGGCAAAGGCAACTCGCCACGGGATGCCGATCAAGTCCTTTGTCTTAAGTCCCTTCTGATCCTTGCGATTGCCAGGCACGAAGTCCGAAGGCATTCCTCGCTGTCCCCCGACCGTTTGCGGCGGCGGGGCGCAGTTCTTTGCGCTCATGTACGAGTCGCCAAGGTTGAGCCACAGCGTCCCATCATCACGCAAAATGCGCTTGACTTCACGGAAGACTTCAACCATCTTCTGCACATAACCTTCAACCGTATCTTCCTGACCGATCTCTTCTTCGCCGCCACCGTATGCGCGAAGACCAAAGTAGGGAGGCGATGTGATGCAAGTGTAAATGCAACCATCGGGCAGAGTCTTCATGCCCTCAATGCAGTCGCCTGTGATGATACGGTGTGTGTTCATTCCATGAAATCCTCTAGTGTAGGTTGGACAGGTTGGACGAGTTCTCCTTTTAATGTCTGTATCATTCTTTTTGTCTTGTCGAAAGGATAAAGACATCTTCCCAAGTTAGCAAATCTACAGCATATTACGATGTTTTCTTTGATGTATTCACCTTTGTCATCTTTTCTGTCAATAGACGGTGCCATTGGATGAATAGGAAACCATTCAGGATGAGTGTTAAATAACAATCCAAGATCAAGCGGAACGCCAAACCAAAAACAGTTTCCAGATTGCTCAATCCAAATTTGTTTCAAGTCCTCTTCTGATATTAAGACTTTTGGTTGTTCTCCATTGTATAAAAGTCTGCGTCTTCCGTTTACTTTGCAACCATTCAGTAGTTTTTTAAATGGATTGGGCATACGCATCACCCATTTCCGTACAAGGTTTGCGCTCCACCGCTAGAATATCATCCTGATGAATGAGATCCATGCTAGCATACCCGCGACCCTTGCCCTTGGTCAAGTCCCAAAGCACCATGTCACCGACCTTGATGTCTTCCGTGAGTTTGTCACCGATGGCAACCACGCGACTCCAAATGTTTGGATTCGTGATCTTCTCCTTGTAGATGATGCCTGACTCGGTGGTCTTCTCCTTGCCTAGACCCTCTGTCTGAACCGCTACCCACTTGCCGATAGGTCGTATTCGCTTCATGCTGTGCCTTTATATCCTGTACCGCGTTCGAAGAATTCAAACTCGCACTCCTCAAATCCAAAGCACTCATGGGCAAACTGCTTGATGATGTTGGGATCAAACTCCTTGCACGAATACACATCAAGCGTGATGAAACGCTTGGGTTCAATGGAGTGAATCTGAATTCCGCTCTCAATGAGTGGAACCCATCCGCTGACACCCGCCTTCTCGGGGTAGATTTCCGCACCGTCCTTGTCTCGCGGCGCATGGATCACTATGGGTGGAGCCATGCGGGTCATGCCAATGCGATCCACCAACTGCTCAAGAAAGCGGTAGGTGAGTTCCATGTCGTCTGCCACTCCTGCGCGGCAACCGTACATATCAATGAAATACGAATATCCAAATGGCTTGCTCATGTGAAAAAATCCTCTAGTGTGGGCTTGCCCTTTAGGGGCTTGCTGCTGATAAGTGCGTCCAAGTCGTCTTCACTCAATCCTAGTCCTTCCGCAAGTTGGCGCACAAACTCCCATGCGCGTTCAAGGCTAATCCGCTCACTATACAGGCGAAAGTGTTCGGGTGCAAGTGCAATCGCTTCAGGAAGTAGTGTATCCTGTTTTGAAATGTTTTCTGCTCCCTCAAGTATTTTCAAGTTGATGGGATGATGAAGTCCACCGTGAGCAAGCGGAATGATGTGGTCGATGTGGTAAACTCTTCCTGTCTCCCGTTGAAGTTCTTGACGAGTGCATTCAAGTACAATCAACGCTTCTTTTTCTTTAGCAGTAAAAGGGACGAGTGCATTTTTCTGAATTGCTCTTCTTTTCCTGCACCATTCGATCACCAAATGGTAATTGTTTTTCTTGTACGCCTTTTTTTGAGCCGCTAGTCGTTCACGATTTTTCTGATTGTAAGACTTATGATAGATGGAATATTTTCCACGGTTGGCTTCTCGGTAAGCCTTCTTTTTTGCCGCTATTCGTTCACGGTTGGCTTCATGGTAAACCCTTCTTTGAGCCGCTATTCGTTCACGGTTGGCTTCATTGTAAGCCTTGTTCGTTGCCGCTATTTGTTCACGGTTGGCTTCATTGTAAGCCTTCTTTTTTGCCGCTATTTGTTCACGGTTGGCTTCTCGGTAAGCCTTTGAGTGAGCCGCTAATTTTTCACGATTGGCTTTTCTGTATACTTTACCGTATGCCGCTATTTTTTCACGATTGGCTTCTCGGTATGACTTTTCGTATTCCTTTCTTTCCCGATCTTTTTTATTCATACCTTATACCCTATTCTTGCATTGCCTTCACGATCTTCTTCCAATACTTCAGCGTAGCGTTCCGCGTGTGTCCCTTCGGACCACCGTTATGAATCCTTGCCAACTGCTCGTCCGTTGCATTCTTGGGAGCATACCGATCCCAATAAGCAACGATGATGCGCTTGGCATATTCGTCCTTCTTGCAGTCCTCGTAACTTCCGCCGATGGACTTGTCGTGTTCAACGGCATCCTGCCAATAGGTTCGCCAAATCTGATACGAACCGATTGCCTTGCCATTGTCACCAACGGCATTCGGATTACCGCGTGTTTCGACCTGACGAATTGCTTCCAAGAGTTTGGCGTAGCGAGTCGATTGGGGACTGCTTGCCGCTAGCGAGAGGAACACCGTTGCGGTAATAGCCACCATCCACGGGATCCTGTACGATGCATTCCTGAACGAACTCATTGCTGTTGTTTCCCTTCTTTGGGGTTTCCTGAAGAAACTGCACTTGCCCCTTATTGTCATCGGCAACCTTGCCCCCGCAGCATGAGTTTTTCGCGGAATTCTTCTTATCGGTCACATAGGCATAGAGAAGGACCGAATAATTGATCATGTCAAGAATCGTGTCCTCAAGGGATTCGTCCTTGACTTCGAACTTACCGGCCTCCATGAACGATGACAGTCTGCTCATCTTGTCCGTCATGCGAACGAGCATTCCCGATTCGGTCTTGCAGATTCCCATCGACTCAACGCGAGTGAAGTTTGCGAACGGTTCCACTCCCTGATGCCCTGCGTAGTCTGCGTTCTTCTTACGCATGAGGCTACGGGACTTGTCGCAGAGCGTTTCGTGTGTCTTGAGTAGTTCTTCGCGGTTCATCATGAGATTCCTGTTGAGCCAAAGCCACCCGCTCTGCTCGTCTTTTGGGAGATTTCCTCATAGGTGGGCATGAGGTGATAGGAAAGCACGGGAACCATCTCGGCTTGGGCGATGCGGTCACCATGATTGATCTTGATCGGAATGTTGCTGATGTTCAGGACGATGATCTTGGTCTCCTCCGTGTAATCTGAATCAATCACGCCCTCGGAGTTTGCCATGATGAGTCCTGCCTTGAGAGCAAGACCTGATCGTGCGTGAATGCGAATGGAGTGACCGACAGGAATGTCAAATACGATTCCCGTTGGAATCATCATGCGTTGACCAGGATGAACTACGGTGCAGAATTGCCCGTTGGTATCCCTGACGATGGGGTTTGCAATCTGCTGCGAGTCTGCTCCGTAGCCTTCGATGCGCGTGGCATTCGGGGGGAAGAAGGCACGAATGTCAAAACAGGCGGATTCCTCCGAACCGAAGGAGAGATCAGGAACGCCAGGATGGAGCGAATAGTACTTGAGGATGTTCATAGTGTAGGGATTGTATCGCAGGATCAATCGTCAGTCAAGCGGTTCTTGCGTCTTTTTCCGACCGATGTTGTACTTCGGCACAAGTTCCCAATCCTTCTTTTCACCGAAGGGAAGTATCTTCAAATACGAGACAGGAACAACAGGCTCCTTGCTCTTTGCAGGATCGACCAAGCCGATCAGCCCCCATTCCGCCAAGAGGTTCGCAATCGTGTTCCTGCGGGCTTGGTCGCTTTCAGGGAAAGTCGTTGGCATTCCATCCAACATGAACAGTTCCTTGAAATGGACGATGTAGTACTTGCCCTTCTTGTGAAGTATGTGGCAAGATTGGTACAGTTTGTTTTCTGTCTTGGAGGAAATGCCGATGCGAGTGAGCGTTTCCTTGACTTTTAGGAAGTTTTCCTGCTGTGGCAGAGTCACCTCAATAAACTTTGATAAATCCATGACGATTCTCCTGAATGTCCTAACAGGAGATATTTAGTCTTTTGGATTTTCAAGACTTCTTGGTTCCGCCGGTGTACAGTTTCCGCTTGATTTCCTGCACATCCTCGTCAGACAGCATGGTGGCATACTCCGCAGCCCTGCGGCGGCTTACCCCGTAGTACTTGACGATCATGTCCTCAAGATCGTCCTCTTCTGCCTTGATCCACTTGGCATATCGCTTCTTCTTTCTGACGGTCAGATACAGGTAATCATACTGCAACCTCTTGTCAAGGAAGGGGACAGCGTTCATCTCGTTTGCCGAAAGAATGGTATCGGGCGTGAACGACAGACCCCTGTTGACCAAGAACGGCATGTATGCCTTCTCAAGGTCTTCGTTCCCCGCCAACATGTTGCCTGTCTTCTCGTTGATGCTTTTCACGAACTCAAATGGACTCATTTTTCCTTCTCATCTTCAATGCTTGAAATCTCTTCATCATCCTCTGCCTTGATCGACATGATCAGCCTGACGGGTATGTAGACCCACTTGTTCTGCTTCACATCGAAGAAAGAATGAAGGAGAAAAGCATCATAGGCGTTTATGCCATGATACCTGTCGATCAGCGGGGCTTCAACGAATTCATCCGCCACGGAGAAAAGCCGGTGCCTTGCCGTCAGTTTCTTGCGCTTGCCGTCCAAGTCCTCGTACTCTATTTCCAAGGTCTTTGGACTCAATTTTTGAAGAACGATGTCAAGCCATTTTGAAAACATGAGTTCGGAGGAACCCGACAATTCAAACAGAGTGGTGACCTCATCGACTATCTTTGCCTGACTCTTGGTTGCCTTGACTGCAAAGTATTCCTCCCTCTCTGTGAGGAAGATTCGCCTGATTTGTTCGCATTCCTCAAGATACGAGGCATAGTCATACTTGCTTGACAGGGATTCAACTACCTGAACTGTTTGATCAAGTTCGACATCGGTCAGTTCCTGACTTATCTGCATGACCTTCTGCACGGGATTGGACAGACCATCGACCGTGACCAAGCCCTGTCGGAGGGTTTCGTTGATTTCGGATACGCGGGAGCGATACTCTTCGATGAATTCCTTGATCTTGTACTTCTTGTTGATCAAGTGAATGCTGATCGACAGATCGTTGAGGCTAGGAATCTTCTTGTCCATGCAGAGCCTCCTTCCCATGTATTTAGGTTTTGAAGGAGCAATCCGATGCCAGCATCAGGCAGCAAGCGACCAAATTGATCTCCTGATCCGCAACGAACGCTGACTTGTACTGATACTCCGACAGGATGAGAACCGCCTGTGGGATGGACGCGGGTTCGATGCTTTCCTGAAGGGAATCGTATATCCTGCGGAAGATGCCAGCCATCTCCTTGTCGGAATTGTCAACTGCCCACTTGCGGATTGAGTTGAAATCCTTCTTCTTCATCGCATCGATCAGGCTCTTCACCGTGATGTCGGACGATGTTGCAAGGATGCCGCTGTCGATTGCGCCTGAAACGGAGTAACGCTGAATGAGGTTCAGCACCTTGCGAAAGTCAGGGAAGTTCTTGACGATGAGTTGGGCTACCGCCTTCTCGTCATATCCGATTCCCTCGCTGTCCATCACGAACTTGGCGCGGGACAGGAATTCCTGCGCGAGTGTCGGCTTCTCCTTCGCGGGAATCTTGAAGTCGATCACGGTGCAACGAGAGTGCAGCGGTTCGATGATCCTGCTCTTGAAATTGCAGGTCATGATGAACCGACAGTTCACCGCGAACTCTTCGATGAAACCCCGCAGGGCGGGTTGCGTGGACTGCGGATTGAGATAGTCAGCCTCGTCAAGGATGACAACCTTCTTCCCCCCGCCAAGGGCAACAGTCGATGCAAAGTTGCGGATGCGTGTCCGCAGCACATCGATGCCGCTGTCCTCACTTGCATTGACGAACAGGTAGTCGATACCCAATTCGTTGCATAGTGCCTTGGCTACCGTAGTCTTGCCGCAACCCGCCCCACCGTTGAGAATCAGATTGGGAACATCGCCAGTCTTGGCAATGTCCTCAAACATCTTCTTGATGCTTGTGGGGAGAACGCAATCGGCAATCTTGTTTGGTCTGTATTTCTCAACGAGAAGCGACATTGGCTACCTTGCTGTTGGAACCCTCAAACACGCTGTCTGCTTCAAGGGAAATCCAATAGGTGATGCCGTTTGCGTTCTTGAACTGACTGACCTTCTTGTCGCTGATGCCGACCTCGTAGGTGCCAGGAATCATCTTCAGGTTCTCCGTCTTGAAGAGGAACGAGAACGATGCACCGCTCTTGTTCTCACCGACATCGATGCTGTAGGAGTGGCTTGTCGAATCCTTGCGATCAAACACGCGCAGCGTCATTCGACCTTCCTCGGTGGACTCAAGCGCAAGATCGGGAGCCTGAAGCACCGATGCCGCCTTCTGCAACTCGTTGTAGTCCTTGCTCGTCAGCGTGAAATTCACGGGTGTCTGCGGCATCTTCAACTTCTTGTCTGCCTTGACGAGAAGTTCGGGTTCGCTGTAGTAATACTTGACGGAAGCCTTGCTTCCCTCGGAGGAGATCTCAACATGATCCTCGTTGAACTCAAACTCGGGTTCCTTGAACAGGCTGATCGTTGCGAGGAACTTGGATAGATCCCAAATGCCGAATTCAACATCGAACGACTCGGTGACCGCTGCCTCCGCGAGGATGTTCTTCGTTGGACCGATGGTTGCAATCGTGTTGCCTGGCTTGACAAGCAGATTGCTGTTGATTGTGCTGAAATTCTTGAGGATGGAAAGCGTGTCTTGGCTGATCTTCATGGTGTAATCCTTTCGGGGGTTGTGGGAAGTATACCCACTATCGCTGCAAAGTCAAGTGTCCTGTAGCATGGCATGGAAGAGAACTGGCTCGGAAGGATTTGAACCTTCAACCAACAAATTAACAGTTTGCCGCACTACCGTTGTGCTACGAGCCAACTAAAGCGGATGATGGGATTCGAACCCACGACCATCGGTTTGGAAAACCGAGACTCTGCCGCTGAGTTACATCCGCGACATTCAATCATAAGTAG